CTATCAGAATAGAGTTCACTATATTTTTTCATTCTTTGTTTTTGGCGATACTTCCAAAATAGTAACCCACTATACTCAAAACTATCCCTTCCACTATTCCAGTTGTATGAATCATTAATTCACTATTATGTTCTGGTACTGTAATAAATACTATTGCATAAATCAGAAATATAAAACTTCCTAAACCAATGATTCCTGTAACATTCATCATCCAGTCTTTAGAACCAGTTTTAAGTATTTCTACTTCTCTTTTTCTTGCTGAATCCCTATCTTCTACTTCTAGTTTATAGGTTTCTACAAGTTGTTCATGCAGCATTTGTTTAGTGGCTGGATCAATATTTTCATCTTTGTCAATTAAGTTCTTTACAATGCCTAAAGCTCCTTGATCAGGCAAGATTGAACCTACTACATCAAGAACTTGCGGTGCTACTCTTTTTAGAGTTTGACCTAGCTTTGTTTCTTTTAGCTTTTTCATCTTTTAAATAATTTTGTGCTTCTTCACTTCTTGGCTTATATCCTTTAGGCTGTAGACCTAATTCATAACCCCACCTTTCGGCTGGGAAACATGGACAAGATTTAAGCCACTCACTCTCCTCCACTTTTGAATCTCCATCTCTGTCAGGGCTTAAATCACGATGCCCAATAATTATTGCCTTTGGATATTTAGCTTTTAACTGCTTTATGATCTTAATTAAAAGTTCTTTTTGTCTTGGTGTTCTAGTGTCTTTAGCTTTACCATTTTCATCTAACCCCCCAACGTATGCAAGTGCTGCACTTGATTTATTATGTCCTTTTGCACTAGCTGGAATCCTGTGCAGAGGTCTACCAAATTCTATTTGCTGAAAACCTATTATATAGTGATAGCCAATGTCTGACCATCCTCTTGCCTTGTGCCATTTTCTAATTTCATCTGCTGTAATAGCATGACCTTCTCTAGTGGCTGTGCAATGAATGTGAATCTCTTTAATTTCTCTCATCTTTTTTTCTTCTAGTTTGAACTCTGCGTTTAGCATTAGTAATCAACTTCTCCTCCATTCTTGCAACCTTTACTAATAGTTGGGTATTTTCTTCAATAAGTGTTTGAATTTTCGTTTCTAACTGTTCTATTTTATCAGTTAAATTTTTAATCTGTTCTGCATATAGGTTGTCTTTTCTTTCGCCTTTTTGAGCAGAAATATCTATTTTCTTTTTCCAGATATTCCAAATTTCTTTTAATCCCAATGCGGAGATTAAACCTATTAATAATGTATGGTCATCCATTTCTATATTATTTACCTTGTCCACGATAGACTTTTTTATATCCTACTTGCCCTTTAGATGCGTTTTTACTATGCACACCTCTACGCCTTTTTCTTGGTTTATCAATTTTAGCTACTAAAGTTCTCATTCCTCAGGTAGTGGTTCACTCCAATCACTTCCAGCTAACATTGTCAATGCTTCTGTTTGCGTCATAACACTTCCTACAATAGGTAAAGTCCCATCACTAATAAAAGATGGTTCAACCCTGTAAGAAAGTAAGCACTGTGTATTAGCTAAATTTCTTCTTACTGATTGTGCAGAAGATTGATTTACCTGAGAAAAAAGCACTTTATCTGTATTGCTTAAATCTATTACTACGTATTTTCTATCACTCATTTTTATTTATTTAATATTATTAACTTGGTGTATCACTTACTCTATCTTCTATATCCATATTTACACTAAGAGAATTTGCTGTGCTGTAAGGTGCATCTCCTATAACTTCATCTCCACCCATTCCAGAGCTTGTTCCATTTGCATAACTACCAACACCGTCTACTATAGCATCTTCTCCCATATTTGCAGATGTTCCATTGTTTGTTCCCTTTTCATCTAATACAGTCCAGTTAGTATTAAAAGAACTATTACTTCCTAACTGCCACCAACTTACTAAGTTTGAATAGGCACTATGGTTGTTTAGGTTAGATGGTACACCCTGATTATAAATTTCTGTTACTTGTGAAGATGTTAAAGCAGCATTCCAGATTGAAAAATTTGAAAGTAAACCATTTAAATAGTGTAAAATTGCATTATAACTTCCTATTGTTTTAATACTACCAGCTGTGCCAATTGTAACAGTTGTAGTTTTATCTAAATTACCATCTAAATAAAATTTAATTTCATTAGCTGTACTATCAAAAACAAAAACTATATGATGCCAATTATTTACAGTTATAGCTGTTGTGCTAACTGTAGTAGCACTACCACCATTCCAATAATAAAACTTGCCTGCTCCAAATGAGCCATCACCTTCATCTAATCCAATTCCTTTAATGGTGGTTTCTGTAGTAAATAGATAACCAATAGCACTACTTGTTAAATCATTTGATTTTATCCAAGTAGAAACTGTATGTTGATTAGATGTTGCAACACTTGGGCTTATACTTATATAATCATTTGTTCCGTCAAAAGCTAAAGCATAAGGAGAGTAACCACTTGTAAAACTTAAATCACTTTGTACTAAATTGGCTTGTGTCATTCCTGAGCTTGTGCCATCGTTTGAGTTTGTACTGTCATCAGGTATAGTCCAAGTTGTTGTTGATGAATCATAAGTAGCAGAAGCATCTAATTTCCACCAACCTTGCAAAGAAGTAAAGCCACTCATTGAAGTAAGTGGAGAGCCATTATTATAAAGAGTTTCTGCATCTGAAGCTGATAGTGCTGTGTCGAATATTTGAAAATTTGAAAATTCATTTTGCCCATATAGCGGAGAAGCTGATTGCCTATAGTTATTTAACTGCCAATCAACAACCCAGCTAACTCCACTTGGTGTAATAGTATTTGAATCTGCTTGTTGACCATTTAAATAAGCTATTAAATCACCTGTTGTATTATTATAAGATATAATAATATTTTGCCAAGTGTTCGTAGAACCTGTAAAAATTAAAATATTTGCAAAAGCACCTTGATAAAATTCAAATTGGCCTGTTGAATATTTGTAAAGGAATCCAACTCCATTAGCATTATTATTAGTTGTGGCATTTAAAATACCACTATAAGTAGCTGAACCAACAATTTTAACCCAAATTGACAAACTATAATCGCCTGTAGGTTGCGTTGTTGAATTACCTGTTATTGTAACAAGTTGATTTCCATTTTGATTAAAAACATAATCTTTTAAAGAACTATTAGGCACTAAATAATTAGAACCATTGAAAGCATCTTGGTCACCGAGTGGGTAATATGCCACTGGAGCTGGACTTAAACTCATTGGGTTTCCTATACCAGTAGAGCTTGAACCATAAAGAGTTGTTACTTGGCTTGAGGAAAGAGGGTAATCAAAAATGGCTACTGCATCTATTTTGCCATTAAAAAAGTTTCCTTGATAACCTAAGTTAGTTGATATATATAAATTATTTGTATTAGTATAAGATTGTGTAGTATTGTGGTATTGTATACCATTATCTAAACTTCCATTAACGTATATATCTACAGAACCACTTGCTCCACCAGAACTTACAACTAAAACTATATTGTACCAGTTATTAATATTTAAATTTGTATTGTTTTGTCTTAAAACAAAACCACTTGAAGCAGAAGTTGTGTGATAACCACCTTGTAATTTAAAAGTTGTTGAACTTTGGTTTATTAAATCAAGATATGTTCCTATTCCCGTATAATTAGAAATTATTCCTTTTCTATTACTACTATCTGAAGCATTTATCCAACAAGAAATAGTAAATGAACTTGAATAACCATTTAAAACTGAATTTAAACTTGTTCCAATATTTATAGTATCATTACTCCCATCAAAGTCCATAGAATAGTTACTTTGCTTGTTAACATTACTTTCTGTGCCGTTCCATGCGTTAGGCAAACGCCACTGTCTATTATAGTAGTTACTCATATTCTTAATTCTTTAGTCGCCCATTCTTAACCATAGTTTCAAATTACTTCCAGAAACAGTTGACAAGTCCTTAGTTAAATTAGTTCCTTTTGCGTTGTATATCTCTGATACTTGAGTAGCTGTTAAAGCTGTATTCCAGATTGCTACTTCATCTATTTTACCATTAGGAAATTTGTTATAATTTAAAACATTATTTTCTCCTATTGTTACGGAAACTGTACTACCAGTATTAATTCCGCCAGCTACAGTTGTTGGGTTAGCTGTAGTACCATTAGCTACTGAGTGTGGAAAATTTGAATCTAAAACTCCATCAACATATCCATTTAAAATAGTATCACTTCCACTTGGTTCTGCTGTTACAACTACGTGTTGCCATTGTCCAGTAGCTGCACTATTATTACTAAAATTTATTGAAGGATTAATATCAAATTTAAACCTACTGTTATAGTTAAAACTTGATATGCCAAAATATTTTCCAGGACTATTTTGTCCACCACCTATAAGAGTTGCATCACCTGAATCTTTATAAAACCATAATGAAATTGATTTTGCTGTGTTGCCAGTTGACCAATAGTAATTAGTTTCAATAGTTTCATTTGTTCCATCAAATTCCATACTGTAGTTATTAGCAATACCAGCCACAGCCACTTCTACAGATTGAGTAGATGTATTTGGACAAACACTTGAACCGCTTGAAGTAGTATCATAAGTAATGGTATAAGTAGCTTCAGTAGTAGCACTTAAATCTATCTGACCAGTTGAACTTCCTGTATTAGTTCCACTATCAACAAATACTAAACCACTTGTAGAACTAAATGTACCGCCTGATAATCCTGTAATAGTTGGTGTAGGATCTGAACCTGTTGGCTCAAAACTACTTGCAGAATAAGCAAAGGCAGCATTATCTAAATTATTTATTGTTAAACTAAAAGTAGCAGTTGCAGCATTAGTATCTGTGTAAGTAATTACATAAGTTGCTCCAGCAGTAGATGCACTAATATTAACAACACCTGTTGAACTGCTTGTATTTGAACCACTATCTAAAAACACTAATCCAGTACTTGAGCTGAATGTACCAGAACCTTCATTTCCGCTGACAGTTGGTGTAGGGTTACTTGCGTTTTCACATAAAGCACTAGCAGAATAAGAAATACTTAGTGCTGGATCACCTACAATATCTGTTAAACCAGCATAACTTGTTTTATGAGATTCACCCCAGCCATTAGTTGATGTGTGAGCTGCTTGTCCCCAACCTATATTATTATTTTCAGAACCTTTTCCCCAGTTACTCATATTCTAACTCATTACCCATCCACCAAAATTATCATCATAATCTGGTGAAATATCTTCGTTACTATTTGTATAATACTCACTAAACATTGCAGAAGCATTAAAGTTTAAAAAGTCAATCATCCTCTGTGCAAAGTACTGAGCCGAATCTCTTTCTTTTTCTACCAATAAGTTTATTTCATCACTTGTTAAAGCAGTAGCATTTTCAGGATTGTTTCTATATACACCACCATTGCTAATTGTAACACTTAAATATGGTAGTGCATACATCATAGCGTAGTGTATCAATACAGGCTTGATATAGGTTTCTACTAGAGTTTGATAGTTACCTGTTAATGTACCAGCAGTTATATCACTAATTAATTTATCATACAGCTTAGTACCTAACAATCTTTGCACCTCTATTGTTTGAGATTTATAGAGATGCGGTAAGATTTTGTCTACGTCAACGTTTCCGTTAGATGCTGTGAACTCTTTAATGTCTTTTGCTTGTATGAATAGTACTTTTGCCATAATTAATAAGCTCCTTGTTTAGGCATATTTACAGGTGCTTTTTTAGCCTGTTGTCTACCTCTTGGTTTTGGTTTATAAGTGTTAGGTATTGATGAAACTTTTTTATGATCTGAAATTTTATTACTCTTTTTACCTTTATTTATAAGTGGTTGTTTTAGTTTAAAAAGCACCTCACGAAAGGAATGTCGGCAGTAAATACCGCCCTTAAAACGAAAAAGATCGTACTTCTGTCCATTGTGCATAGGTAGTTCAGCAGCTTTAAAATTCATTTCTCTACTTGCTTTGTCTATATCTTCTAGTCTGTAGACAATGCCCTGTCTTGTTCTAGCCATCATAGCTTCACAAAATGGTCTTGATTTATTACCTTTTTTATATTTCTTTTTAGAACCTACTACGTATTTATATCTTACTTTGTAATAAGATTTATCTAAAGTTGAAAAACCATCTTCTTTATCATCTATAGTTTCAGAAAGATTTAATTCTATTGTATTTTCCGCCCAATCATCAACACTAATATTTTTTTCATCTACATCTCTTACATCAGCTACTTCCCATTTTTCAGAATCAATTACTTCTCCTTTAAGCCCTTCTAGCACTATGTCATATACTTCGTTAGGTAAATCAGTTGTAGTTGCCTTAGAAGCCATCATTTCAAGTTCTGCAATCTCGTCTACTTCTTTTTTTACACCAGTTTCTTCTTCTTTTACTTCATCATTATCAATGTCTTTAACTTCAATAAATTCTAAAGGATCAGAAGTCTTAAAGTAAAGGTTTAAGCTTACTCCGTTAACTTCCAGAATTTGAGATAGTGAATCACAAATTAATTCTTGATAAGGTTTTATAGTAGTATTAGTAAATAATCTTTGTGCTGCTATAATCTCATCTTCATTAGAACCTAAGCCACCACCAGACATATCTCTAAGTCCAATTAATAAAGGAGAAGTAACTCTATGCGTTAACATGATCTTCTTACTACACTCCTCACTTAAATACTGATATAATTCAGGTGCTTGTTGTACTGGTACAGCATCAACAGTTGCTTTTTGTTCTGCATTGTGGTTAAATGATACAATTAGTTTTTCACCCTCTGAACCAGTCATTTGGTTTTTGATCTGGTTTTTAATCTGTATCATTTTTTCCTCTGATGGAATACCAGAGTTAAAATTTATGATTCCTCTAGGTGAAAAAGAATGTTGACTTTCATTAATTAAATAATCTGAAATTTCTGATTCTAATACAGCATAACTAGTAGCATAATCTGCTGGTGAATAGTAGTAAAAAGAGGGTATGTACCTCTTTATAATAAATATTTCATTTCCTGTTCCTTTACTACCGAATACAGGTATTTTAGTCAGTTCTGTTGCTTTAGTAACTTCTGTCCAGTCTGGTGCATAGTAGTAATTCTTTACTTTACCACTCTTATCCATCTTTTCAGCTCTTAAAGTTTCTCTAGGAAAGTGTGTAACAGATGCTACTTTTTTCCCACTATATGAAACCTGTAGTGATGCTTCACCTAACATCTTCAAATCCAAACAAATTTTTCTTAAGCAGTCAGGTTTAAATAAACCTTTCATAGCTGCATACTGTTCTGGCTTTTTACTGCTATCAGTAGCATCTAAACCTTTACCATAAATTTGTTGTGCAATACCTGTTATAACACTTTTATTAGTAGTGCTATTCATGAAACAGTCAATAAGTTCTTGGTAGTAGTTATTATCTTCTCCTATACCAACCCAATCTCTGTTTTTTTCTTCAGTTACTACTGGTTTCTCGTATTGACTAAGCTCTATTAAATGTAAATTATTCATTAACCTGTATAATATAAATACTCGTTTGCACCAGTATTGTGTTGTGTAAATACACCATTACTAATTTCATAAGTGGTGGATGATTGATTTGTACAAAAAACCTTATCTCTAAATATTAATCTGCTTTCTGTAGCGTTTTGTATCTCTATCATGTAAAAAGAACCCTCTGTAAGAGCTTGTGATGTTACATAAGTATTGTAGAAGCTATTACTGCCTATTGATGCGTTAGAATCCGTTAAAATAACTTTGCTTTGATCTTCTGAGTATATAGTAAGGCTATATGTTTTACTTCCTGAGATGTTTTCTCTGGGTATAAAGTTTATAGTTCCGCCTGTTGTACTTAATATTTGCATTTTAACTTTTTTTAAAAAAAAGGCGGAAAAAAATTAATCAATCCGCCTTTCACACCCTGTACTATATGTACTTTACACATAGCACCCACTAAACATCTTAACTATTTGTTCCTACTACTATAGTTGCAGTAGCTGAAGAACAACCAGCAAATGGATCTGCTTGAGTAGCTCCACTTATGAAATTGGCTGGCAACTTCTCACTTCCTGTAAGAGTTAAAGAAGAAATTCCAGACATCTCTGCAAATCCTGATCCAGTAGAAATACTACCGCCCGAAACACTAAGCCCATGCTCTTTTCCAGCTAATAAGAAATTTCCGTTGTTGTCCTCAATTACACAATGTGGTCTACCATAAGCCATAAGCTTTAGTTGAACCATATCTTCTTTAGTAAGTTTCTGTAAGTTTAATGTCAAAGTTTGTTCAAAAAAGGTAGTTCCATTTTCTTGAGAAGATGTTACTGCTTGCTCTAATGAGTTAGCACCTTTTACTAAGTATTTGTAAGCTGAAAATGTTCCAGAAACATCAGTAACTTCATCAGAAGTTAAAGTAACCGTTCCT